GATGAGGACGAAGATGATCCGCCACCGCCTCCGAAGAAAAAGCAGAAACCAGCACCCGAGCCTGAACCCGATGAGGACGATGAGGACGAAACACCACCTCCACCCAAACGGAAGCCGAAACCGGCGCCAGAGCCGGAAGAAGATGATGAGGATGAAGATCCACCTGCAAAGCCTGCCAAAAAGGCGGATAAAAAAGACGAAAAGAAAAAAGGCAAATCCTGCCCGCATGGGCATACCTTCGGTAAAGATTGTGACGACTTCCCGGGTGACTGTGATGAATGCGGTATCTGGGAAGCATGTGACGGAGCCGCGTAAAGGAATAAAATGACAAATCTCTTCAAAAAAACAGAAGACCAAATCCTCGTTGGAGCGTACATCGATCAATCTACTATCGATGAACTGGATATCCGGGCGCTCCTGATTAAGAATTCACGGTCGGAAGTTCTCAGGTATGCTGTTACCTTACTTCAGGAATTGCAGCCGGTAGAAACGGTATTAGACGGCTTGATAGCGGAATTATTAACAGAGTGGCAAGCCAGAATCAAAAAGAAAATTACGATTCTGTCAGAAGCCGAAATTGAGAAAAAGTTTTCTGTTTTTTTGGAAGAGATCCGGGCCGAATTAAAACGCAGGAAAATTGTTCAGCGGTATATTGATTTGATTATCATCGGATTGAAAAAGCAGTTTCAGAAATAAGGGGCAGTCGGTGAAAATCCGACAGGGGCGGTTTTGCTAATTTCCGCCCCGCTCCACCAATAAAAGGACATAATGAAATCACTCGTCCAACAAATCATAAGGAACAGCCAAGTGATCAGAAAAGAGAAACGAAAATATGATGGTGATGATAAAGTCATGATTTCCACCGGGAGCACGCTGCTGGATCTTGCCATTTCAGGTGGCAGGAAAAAAGGCGGTGGACTTCCTGGTGGCATTCTGGTTGAAATATTCGGGCCGTCCGGCTGCGGGAAAACTGTTCTGCTTTGTGAGATTGCAGGAGCAGTCCAAAGACAAGGCGGAAAGATTATGTTCCGAGATCCGGAAGCACGCCTGGATAAGCAGTTCGCCCGTATCTTCGATCTTGACACTGAGGATATGGAATACGATACCCCTGATCGCGTTCCTGATGTGTTTAAAGCCGTCCGTGAATGGGAGCCTGAACTTGAAAACGGCCTTGCCAAATCTGCAATCACGAAGATGAAACGGGACGCTGTTATTGATTTCATCAAAGAGCACTCCCTGCCGATCAAGTACGAATTGAAAAAGTTTGATGATTTAAAAATCCTGAAAAAGGAAGTCAAGAAAGCCATTGAAAAAAAGAACAATTCCGAACGAACAATCAGCAAAAAGATCCATGGCATTTTCGCCGATTCACTTGCCGCCCTCAGCACCGAGCTGGAAATGGAAAGCGAGGACGGTGATAAAATGGGCATGCGTCGTGCAAAGGAATTCAGCGAAGAAACACGTAAGACCTGCCGTTTTATCACGAATAGAAATTATCTGATGGTATGCAGCAACCAGATCAGGCAATCCGGCGACACTTCCGGATATGGTGAAAAGTATACGACTCCTGGTGGCGAATCCATCCCATTTTATGCGTCTGTCCGGATTAAAGTAGGAAGCAAAAAGAAGCTGAAAGAAGTGAAAAAAATCCACGGCAAAGAAGTCGCAAAAGTCTACGGCGTCAAGATTGAGGCTGAGATTTACAAGAATTCGTGTTGGAAGCCGTACCGAACAGCACCGATTACGATCATCTTTGATTATGGCATTGACAATATCAGGGACAGTCTTCAATACCTCAAGGATTATTCGGCGGACAGCAGCTACCAGATTAACGGCGAAAGTTTTCAATCTATATCCGATGCCATTGCGTATGTTGAAGAAAACAAGCTGGAGAAAACACTCAAAAACCTTGTCATTGATAAATGGGAAGAAATCGAAGAGATGTTCAAAGAAGATCGGATCAAGAAAAGGAGAGAATGATGAAAATATTTACAATGGTGTTCTGCTTATTTATTGCATGCACCGCACACGCTGCCGTTGAATTATCAACGATGCCGTGTGCTGGCGGCGGGGTGGTTATAATCAACGATAATGTTATATCGGTTATCGAATGCGCTGGCCAGCCTGTTATGAAAACCCAAAAAACACTCAATACAAAATCCGGTTCATCAAGGGTAGAATCGCAGGTTGAGGAATGGACATACGTGGTTAATGGATGGGTGTACAGCATCTTGATCATCGACGGTGCCGTTGCCAGTATTCTCGATATGGGAGAAAAATAAATGGAATGTCCTAATGGGCACCGGATCGGGAAAGACTGGGAAACAGAGGAAGACTGCGGAGCGTGCCCATGGCGCACCTGGACTGAATGCTCCGATCTCCATCATGAAAAGCCTGAATATACGCAAGAGAAAGAACCAAAATGAAAAGGAGGATGATTAACCATGCTACATTGTGATAAATGCGCACATAAAAGAAATATACCCGGAGATTGCCATGTTAAATGCACAAAGCCAGATCCAGAAATGACAGGGAATATAAATGGGATAAAGAATGGGTGGTTTTGCTACCCCAATAATTTTGACCCTGTCTGGGGTACAAAAAAATGCAGTAATTATGAAAAGAAGACGTAAATGAAAAAAGTCCTGATCGACTCAAATTACCTATGTCATAAAGCCAAAGTCACGACTGGCGCTTTATCGTATGATGGGAAGCAGACTGGCATTATCTTCGGCTTTTTCAATCAGCTCATTACGATTGCGAAAATCACGGGTGCTCAGGAATTCCTGTTCTTTTGGGACAGCAAGAAATCGAAGAGGCGTGAAATATATCCCGAGTACAAAATGAAACGCCGCCCGGATCTAACTGAATGGGAAAAAGAGGAATGGGAATTTGCATTCAGCCAATTTAAACGCCTCCGCAGGCAGATTCTACCCAGGATCGGATTCAATAATAACCACCTGCAAGTCGGGTACGAGGCGGACGACCTGCTTGCCAAATATGTGATGGATAATAGCGAACAGGAACTTATCATTGCATCTGCTGATAACGATCTGCTTCAATTGCTTCATTATTGCGACTTTTTGAATTTATCGAAAAACAAAATGATAACCAGAAACAGCTTCGTTGAGGAATACGGCATTACTCCGAACCTGTGGACGGAAGTAAAGAAGATTGCAGGATGCACTTCGGATAATGTAAAAGGAATTCAAGGCGTCGGTGAAGCAACAGCAATCCGTTTCCTGAAAGGATCATTGCCAGAAACACATAAAATGCACCAAAAGATAATTGACGGAAAAGACATTATTGAGCGGAATCACGCATTAGTGGTTCTCCCATTTAAAGATACCCAGCCAATAAAGGAGGTGCCTAATGTATTCAAGATAACGGAATTCGTTGATGTCTGTAAAGAACTCGGAATGGAATCGTTTTTGACAAGGAACAGGAAAGAAGAAATTAAAACCTTATTTATGAAAGAACGCAGGAGAGCTTCATTATGGCAAAGAAAGCAGCAGTAAAAGCAGAACCAGCAACTGGGGAAGTTTTGGAAAAACTGATTGATGATGTCGTTGAGAATATGAGCTAGCTCGGGATGGAACTGGGAAAAGCAACCAGCGTGGCAGCGGCAGCAAAACGGGCGCGCCTGCTCACCAGCACGTTGACAAAGCAGTTTAAGGAATTCCTGGCCGTCAGCGTTGCCCATTTCAAAAAGTAAAACCTTTGCTGGTGCGTAATAAATGAAGGTTGAACGAATAATAACCTTTCTCGTTCCTGAACCGTGGATTCAGGCCACCAGCAACCTCTTAAAAAGGAATCGAAATTGAGTAAACTTTTCCCAGAATGCCCTCAATACAACCACCTGAATTGCCGTCAATACCAAAATGAAAAAGTATGCGCTATTATTCGGGCAGATAAAGTATGCCGGAAAACGAAAGGAAAAGAACCAATGCCTCATTTAAAAAACATATATGAACCCACTGAACTCCGCACTTGCACGCGGTATTATAAAATACGATGAATACAGAATTAATCCAAATCAAACAAAAAGACCTCAAGGAATTCCGCAGGCAGCAATGGCGTATCCAAAAGCGACGATGTGCTGTTACCGGACTTCCACTTCCATTTGAATACGCAGTCGTTGATCATCTGCACAAAACAAAAACAGAGGAGGCTGGGATTGATGGGAAGGGATTAATCAGAGGAGTTATCCATCGGGATGTCAACCAGCTTGAAGGCAAAATAACAAATACGTACAAACGGTACGGGCTCAATAAAATAGCATCATTACCGGACATTCTCAGGAGTCTTGCCGATTATTTAGAAAACCCACCAGTTCAGAATACAGTTCATCCATCGGCAATTCCGAAGATTAAGAAAAAGAAATTATCAAAAGTTGATGTAAAACGCGTATATAAATACTGGCCGTTAATGTTCCCGAAAAGAAAGCTGCCAAAGATCGTTAAATACGAAACAAAAGAGTGGGCCGAATATATTACGCATTCTCTTTTAATTCAAAAAGGAATTCTAAAATGATTTGTGAAACTTGCGAACACTTACAAACAGCAGACGGTGATCCAGAAAAACCTCCATTTTTTTGTGAAAAGAATAAACGCAATATAAAAGATCCGAAAGTTGAGCAAAAATGGTGCAATCAAAATGATCGTAAAAAGGAGCATATAAAAGCACTGTATATGATCCAGACCACCGAGCGGGAAATCCAATTCATCAACAAGCTCACAGTGAAACAGCTTTCAGGATATATAGAAGCTACGTGCCTGCGGGATGATTCAAAAACAGATTTCGATATTCCGATCGTCCTTACTCATGCCAGAGAACGCCTAAAAAAATTAGTAAAAGTTCCGGTGAAATCAGTATAAGAATAAAAGGATATTGAAATGCTTTCTTGTGAGTGCGATTATGACGATTATGATAACGATGCAGTCTGGTATTATAATGTTCCAGAGTGGTTTCAGGTGCATCTTCCGACGAGGCGGAAACGGTGCAAATCCTGCGGCAAATTCATTGCCATTGGTGACGAATGTTTAGAATTTGAACGCTCCCGTGATGCAAGGTCCGAAATCGAAGAACGTATTTACGGGAGTGGCTGGGATGCCGTGCCTCTCGCATCTTATTACCATTGTAAAGATTGCGGTGAAATATATCTGAATCTATCTGCTATTGGGTATTGCATACCGCCAGATACAGATATGCAAAAGGCTTTGCAAGAATACCACGAATTATCAGGATTTAAAAAGGACGTATATGAAGTGGATTAAATCATTAAAACTTGAAAACTTTGAAAGCTGGGAATTTGCAAAGTTTTATTTCCATCCTGGCGTTAATGTTTTCGTTGGCCTGTCTGATTCCGGAAAATCGTCTGTGCTGCGTGCCCTCTATCTGCTGATTGAGAATAAGCCATCTGGCGAAGATTACCGTTCCACTTTCGCAAATAAAAAAGCAATCACAACTGTTACTGGCGAATTCAGTGATGGTACTATTGTTTCCAGACGCAGAGGCAATTCTATCAATCAATACATTCTGCAATTACCTGGACAAAAGGAACAGATTTTTGAAGCGTTCAAATCTAACATCCCGGACGAAATTGCGAATGCAATCAATCTGAATTCCGTCAATATCCAGCGGCAAGTTGAATTGCCATTCCTGCTTTCGCAGAATGCCGCTGACCGTGGTCGCTTTTTCAATGAAGTAGCAGGCTTGGATAAGATTGATTCCAGCCAAAAATACGCAAATGGCAAGGTGCTGGAGGCTGGTCGGGAACAAGTATCCTGCGAAAAAGAAATTGAGCGGATTACCGAAGAACTGAAAACGCTGGAATTCATTCCGGATCTTGAATCGCGTATAGTTGAATTACAAGCTGCGGCAGAAAAAGAAGCAGTATTGCGTAATAAAATAAAATTAATGCATCGCGTCCTTTGGAACTTGCAGCAAATTAACGAAGAACTTGAGGAACTGGAGAAAATCGATGTTGCCAAAATTTCAGCGAAAATCAAACTTTCGCTCATAAACATCCAGGCGTATAAGCAACAAGCGAGTAGACTTGAAAAAATTAAAAACTTGCACGAAGATTATCTTTATGAATCCTCCGAATTATACCATCTTGAAAAGACGGATTTGGCCGTGATTTCCAAAAAGATAAAAACTGGATTACAATTACTTTCAGAATACCGTGACAAACGCCGCCATTTAGCGCAGGTTAAACTTTTATTAGAAAATAATATAACTATAAAGGCCCAGTTAAAACAAGCCGGAGAATCGCTTATTACGGCGTCTGAGGAATTCAAGAAAATGATGCCAGATATTTGCCCGCTCTGTAAACGGAAAGGATGGAAAAATGCAGGATGATAAATATCTGAAAAACATTTCTTGTATAGATTCTGCTTTATTTCAAAAGATCCGCAAAGAAGGCACGAAAACAGGCAGCAAGGTTTTCGGCGGATGGCAAAAAGGGGACGATATTGATTTCATCCTGCCGCCTTCTTTTGTCCCGAATTGGGGCGCAGGGATTCATAAAAATATTTACTGCCTTTCGTCTGAAGCTGATTTGGTGAATCAGAAAAAAGACATCGGAACTGCAAATGCGAAAACAGAGAACGGCACAATCTTGCATCTGATATTTCCGCAGACGGATGAAGCATATCAGCAATGGGTAAATACGACAGAGCTGATTACAATCATGATAGAGCAGAACGAAGAGATCAAAAAGCGGCTCCAGAATAAACGAATCCGTAAAAACCTTTTTAAAGCAATCTTGGAAATATTTGAATGAAACGCAAACAAAAAATCCAGAATGCCAGCGCCATTATCTGCTCCGACCTTCACCTTACCGAGCAGACGCCGGAATGCCGTCTTGATGATTACATCAAAGCGCAGCGAAGCAAGCTGCTATTTATTTCCGATCTGCAAAAACAATACAAATGCCCTGTCCTGTGCGCTGGTGACATTTTCGATCACTGGAAGCCGTCCCCGTGGCTGATCTCATTTGCTTTGCAATATCTGCCGGACGAATTAATTGCAATTCCTGGGCAGCATGATCTCCCACAGCATAATCTAAATTTGATTGAGAAGAGTGGGTTTAATGCATTGATCCAAGGAGGCCGAATCAAATTATTTCAAGATGAATTTGGAAGAAGAATCCATGAAGCGTTTGATCTTTACCCAGTTCCATTTGGACAAAAAATTCCTGAAATAGAATTTGTAAAACATCAAAATGTCCTCATGCTCCACCAGCTCATATGGCAAAAAGAGCCGTGGCCGGGGGCAGATCCAAAAGGGAATGCAAGAGCGCTGCTGAAAAACAATCCTGATTTTGATCTGATCATTACTGGTGATAATCATCAGGCATTTACTGAAGAATACGAAGGCAGGTTGCTGATCAATCCGGGTTCTATGCTCAGGAAAACAGCCGA